GCCAGATGTGCCTGCAAATGCGATCGGCTTCGAAAGAGCCTGCTGCTGCTCTGTATTTGCTGACTCTCAAACGCCATCGTTCTCGACTTCAGCCAGTGCAATGTGATCGCTGGCGGTGGCCTTATTTTCTAGCTCCAGCGACGTCAGGTAGCCGCCGCTACTGTCCAGCTTGTGCGTGGCTTTGGCCACGATCCACTCGTACGCGGTGATGGCCTCCGGCCATCCGACAAGCTTCACAGGCATCTCCGGGAAGACATCAGGGCGACCCACGGCCAGATCCAGTGTAAAAGTTGCTGCGCCGCGCTTGACGCGAGCAAGTTCAGCTTCAGCGGCGCGCCTTGCATCCGCTTCGGTGGGGAAGTCGCCGCGCAGGATCTTCACATGCCCGTTCTTCCCGGCGAGCGTCAAGTGTCCGCGTGCACCGTTCATGTCGTACCAGCGTGCGCGCACACCGGTGTAGGCGCTGCGGTCGATCTCCTGAAAATGATGCCGATCGCCGCTCGCACGCTGGATCACTAGCGTCGGAAGATCGATACCACTCGCGGTTTTCGCTTCGCCGATCGGCGCAAAGATCAGGCATCCATGCTTGACAGTGGCCACCGCATCGAAGTGTTTGCCGAGGCGGCGCAGGAACGCCATATCGCTTTCGGTTTGATCGAGCTGCGAGACCGGCGCGCTCGCAAGCCGGTCCGAAATGCGCGGTGTGAGGCCATGCTCGCCCGCGATCACCTTGACGAGGTGGCCCACCGTGGTGTCACTCCAGCTGCGCTCCTTGCGCGTAGTCAGGGGACCGGCCATGCGCGCACTGCGCGCACGCACGGTGATGGTGTCGGGGGCACCGCGATGCTCCACGTCGCCCACTACGTAGGTACCTTGCAGGCACATGCCGGATGCATCGAAGCCCAGGGATACCTCGATGCTCACACCTTTGCGCGGCATCGCGATGCGTCCGGCGGTGTCTTCGATCTCAAGCTCGAGCTGATCCGCATGGTCTTCGCGACACGCGACCAGGCTCATGCTGGTGAGGTGGGATTCCAGGCGGCGCGTGACGTCGGTACCTCCCACCACCACCTTGAAGACTGGGCGAACGATGCCAGTGCGTGCTTCGCTGATCATCCGTGCGTTCCCGCGCCGCTGGCCGGCTCATCGGCCGGCAAGATGTCCGAACGGCACAGCGTCAGCGCAAAGTCCACGCGCCGCGGTGTGCCATCGGGAAAGAGGTAGCGCTGCGTGGTTTCCAAGCTCTGAATGAAATACACGCCATACACGTAGCCCGCGCCATCGACCAGCACGTAGGCCTGGCCGCTGCGCCCCATGTCTTCCAGTTGTGTGATCGACGCCAACGTGCCGGTGACACCGGGCGCGACGGTGCCGCTCAGCGTGATGATTTCCTCGCCCGGTCCCAGGTATTGGTAATTGTCGCGCTCGCCCACGCGCACAGCAGCGCCGTGCTTGAACTGCATTTGCCGGCGTAGCTCGTCGTAGGCCGCGGTTTGCATGCCGAACGCAAAGGGTCCAAACGCCATCAAGGTGTAGCCGAGCATGTCACCCCTCGTCGGAATAGCTGGAAGTCGCCCGCGCTCGCTGTGCGCGTGCATGATCGTTAAGGGCATCCTGCACGGCACGTTTCACCTGCGAGGGTTCGGCGCCGCGAGCATCGATATGCACCTGGTAGGTATTGCCGTTCGCGCTGCGAGCGCCCATCGGGCCGGCGGTGTTGATCGCGCCTTGGCCGGTACCGGACGCCTGTTGTCCCGCCATCGGCGTGCGGCCAATAGCATCGGCGACCTGACGCGCGCGTTCGCGATCGCCTGGCATGATCCACTCGATCGGCACGCCACCGGCTGGTGCGGTATCGCCGAAGCCACGAATGCGCGCGATCAGATCCCGCACGCCCTGCAGCTTGTCTGAGATCCAGTCCAGAGTTTTGCGCGCCGCGTTCTCGATGGTTTGCCACATGTCGACAAACCACGCCTTCACCGGCTCCCAATGCGTCACTGCAAAGCCGGCCGCCGTGCCGGTCGCTTCGCCAATCCACACGAACGCACGCACGCCCAACGTGATCGCATCGACCACGCCCGCGATGGCGCCACCCACCAACGTGCCGAACGCCACACCGTTCTGCCGCGCGGCGTCGAGTTGCTGATTGGTCGCTTGGAACGGCTGCCAAAGCTGCGAGAGCCAACCCCATATCGTCGCAAGCATGGTTCCCAACGGTGCAAACACCGCGTGCAGTGCTGCGCCGAGCCGCTGAAAGGCCGGCCCCACCGTTTGCGCGATACCTAGGCCGACGCCTTCGAACCACGCACGGATCGGTCCCCAGTACTTGTAAACGACCAGGGCCGCGACGGTGATCAGCGCGATCAGGGCGAGCATGGGGGCACTGAGACCCAACACGGCCATCGCTGCAGCGCGCGCACCGCTGATCAGCAAGGGAAACAGTCGCGCGATACCTCCGCCGCCACCGACGCCCAGCGTGGGGCTACCCATACGCAACAGAAAGCGCAGCAACGCGAACTGCCCCACCAGGCCGCCTAAGCCCACCATCAAGGCCCCGACGATCGTGGTGAGCACGCCAAAGCTGCCCGCGATCAGCAAGATGCCTTTGGCCAGCATCGGATGACTTTGATTCCAGTTCGTGAGGTAACGCACCGCGTTCGTAAGCTTCTGCAGGCCAGCGACATACACCGGCAGCAACTGCGTACCTAGTTCGCGATAGAGATCGGATTTCCGCGCCAAGAGTTCGGCTTCCTGGCCGGCTGCGGTTTGCTTGGCTTCGTCATAGAGCGCACTGACGCCGTAGGCTTTCGGTGCGGCGGCGAGATGCTTGGCAATATTCGCGCGCTCCATATAGAGCGAGGCGAACAGGTCGCCACCCTTGCGGCCGGAAAACAGCGCGTTGATCTTGGTGATGACTTGTTGGTCGCTGAGCGTGCCGTTGGGGTTGATCTTGGGGACGACGCGCGTCATCAAGAACTCGAAGGGATTCGTGCGATACAGGTCGCCATCCTTGAGTGCATCGGGTAGCAGCTTGGTGACGTGACCGGTCTTGCCGTATTTCACGGCGCCCGGTTTGATCAGGCCCAATTGCACGAGTTCTTCGGCGGACTGCTGCGTGGTGCGTCCGGCTGCCCAGTTTTGATACGCGGTGGCCAGGCCGGTACCGGCACGGTGGCCGCCCATTTCCTGCATCGTGTGCAGCATGCCGAAGAAGAACTGCGTATCGTCGAGCTGCTTGGCCGCGATGCCGCCAGTCTTGATCATGTTGAGCAGATCTTCGGGCTTCACCAGGCCACCGGACGCCACGTAGGCTTGCGTGGCGAAGTCGAGCACCTGTTTCAGCCGTGCGGGATCTTTTGCCGCACCGCGCAGTTCCGCGACCTTCAAGAGATCCATGAACATCGCTTCCGCGTTCGCGCCATGGCCTTCGCCGTGACCACCGTTGGCCATGACGGTCTCGATGCCGAATTTCATGCGCGCGAGATATGGGGCTACTTGTTCGGATTCGTGCATGTCGCGCAGCACGCTGTAGCTCTCTTTCAAGAGCTTCAGGTTTTCCGTGGCGCTGGTGCCCATGATGTCCATGCCGCGTGCGAACTTCACCGCATCGCTGACCGTGGCATCGCCTACGCCCATGGCACGCAACTGCGCCACCTGGGTTTGGAAGGCCTTCGCCTCGGTCATGGCGGGGCTGAGTGCACCGAGCACATGCTCGCCGGTGGCCATGGCGGCGGCGCCACCCACGGCCAGATGCGTGCCCAGCGCCTGCGTGCGCGCGAAGGCTTGGCGCGCGGCACCCATGCGCTGTTGCTGCTGGCTGAGTTGCTGCAAGCGTTGCTGCTGCGCGGCCATCTGCTGGGTGGAGGCCGCCACCGCGTTGCGCAGCTGCCGTTCGTGCTGGGCAAGGTTGCGCGTATTCACACCAGCGGCGGCGAGCCCGTCGCGCATCTGCTGCAAGCGGCGCGTCTGCGAGACGTATTGGCGGCTGAGTGCCTCGGCCTGGCGTTTGGCCGCGTCGAACTCGCGGCGCTGTGCCCGCGTCGGTGCCGTGGTTGCAGCAATGGCCTTACCCAGCTCCGTAGCGCGCGTGCGTGCGGCGTTCATCTGCGTGGCGAGCTGCTGCGTACCCGCCTTCAACTCGCGAAAGCCCTTGAGATCCGCCTGTGCTTTTTCCAACTCCTTCAGGCGCTGGCGTGTTTCGCGCAGCGCCTTGGAGGTATTCGATGAACTGCCGGCGATGGCGCGCAACGGTGCGGTGGCCCGGTCGATCGCACTGAGCAGCACGCTTAATTTCAGATCCATCAATCCTCCGCGCCGTTGCGAAGGCGCGCTTGCTCGCGCCATTCCATCAACTCGATTAAGCCCATCTCGTCCATCACGGGTGGCGACCAGTGGAACACCACCGCGATATCGGCCATCGCGTCTTCTACGCGGGCTGGTAGCCCTCGCGGCTCGCTCTCGTCAACAAAAAACCGGACACCTCCACCCCGAATTGCGTGAGATCGGCCGGATCCAAATTCGCCACTTCCGCTTTGGTGAGCGTGGGCTGCGTGATGCGCGGCAGGACGATTTCCAGCGCGGCAACGTCCATGTGTAAGAGGTTCACCAACTGCGTACCGCGAAGCTCGCCGGATTTGGGTTTGCGCACAGTGACGTCGGTGATGGTCTGCGCGCCGCGTTGAATCGGTTCTTCCAGCGTGATGGTGGCGGAGGTCTTGCGTTCGGTCATGGCGGGATTCCGTGCAAAAGGGAAGATGCCGCGCCCGGTGAGGCGCGGATGAAGGGGGAAGGATTACCAGTGGCCCATGGCGGCGCGCTGCGCGGCCAGGCGGTCGATGCCGTCGACGATGAAGATGTTGTTGATCACGTCGATCTCAAACAGCACCAGGCCGTCGACGCTTTCCTTGTAGTAGACCAGTGGCATGGTGAACTTCGTTTCGGACGATTCGCCGGTCTTGGCGTCACCGCGATCGATCTCGCTGTAGCGGCCCCGCCCGACGATTTCCACCGCTTGATAGATCCCAGTGTCTTCGGCCTGAAACGCGCCGGCCCAGCGCAATTGCACCGCACCGACGGACGTCGCACCGAACTGGCGAAGCGCGCTGCGCAAATACCCGGCCGCGGCAAACGACAGCTCCAACGCTTCGCCGCCCATATCCACCTTGATGGACGAATCCAAACCACCCGGACGGATCTCCTCCATTTTGCGGGCGAGCTTGGGCAGCGTGAGGCTGTTGACCTGGCCGATGAACGATTCACCGTTCTGGAAGGTGTCGAAATTCTTGAGCTTTCGGGGCAAACCCATGGTGTTATCCTCGAATTCGTAACGGTGAAGCCGGGGCTTGTCGGCGGCGATGGCCGCCGGCAAGTGTTTAGGCGTTATTGGTGGCGGTGATCGCGGTCATCAGGTCCGCGATGTAGACGTCGGTGAAGGTCTGGCGCAGCGTGAGGTCTTCCAGCGGCGGCACCGGCGTGAAGTCGTAGGACAGTTTCATCTTGCCCACCTTCACGTTGCTCTTGTCGTTGAGACCAGGATCGAACCAGCAGCGCGCGCCGAGCAGGTAACCGTCGCGTGTCAGGCTGCGCAGCTTGTCGTTGATCGACTCGACCAGGTCGCGCACCAGGCTCGCGTGCATGGGCCTGTCGCTGTACTCGAACACGCCCTCGCCAATCGTCGCGGCCACAATCTGCGCGGTGCGCGTATAGCTTTCGAAGATGTAGTCGCCGTCGTCACAGGTGCGCGAACCCCAGAAGCGAAAGCCGCCGCGATTGATCAGCGTGGTGATGCCCGCTTCGTTCAAGATGTCGGCATCGGTGCCTTCGGTGAGGTAGTCGAAATACACGTCGGCGCTGATGCCGCTCACACCACTGACCGGCACGTTGGAAATCACCTTGTGCCAGCCGGTGGCCTGGTCGATGGAGGCGCGCAAGCCCAGTGCGACGGCGATGGTTTTGGCCGTCATCGTGCTCTTGGTGGCGGTATCAAAACGCGTGAAATCCGGCCAGATCAGCATCAGCTCGCGCGCGCTGAATTTCTTCCGGTACGCCAACGCCTCGGTAATGCTTTTGCAGTCATGGCAGGCCACGTAGGCGAACGCGCCGAGCTTCTTGGCCGTGATCGCGATCTCCTGCGCGACGGCTTCGGTGTCCAGGCCCGGTGCGCCGATCAGGCGCGGGCGCAGACCTAAGCGCGCCTCGGCGGTGAGCAGCGCTTTCAGACCGGTGTAGCGGCCCTGGTCGTTCGTGGTGCCGATCACATTGGCGGTCGTGGTGCTCTCGTCCTCGCCTTCGGCCACGCGCACGACGATCACCGGGCAGCGCACCTGGTTGTCGATGTCCTGCAGGGCACTCGCTAGGGTGCCCTTGATGCCCGCTTTGGCAATGCCGTCTTTGGCTTGCGTCAAGAGCACGGGCGTGTCCAACGGAAACACGCTCGCATCGGCATCCAGTGCGGTGGCGACCAGGCCGATCACGGCCGTGGAGATCGTTTTCATCGAGAGCGGTGCATCGGTCGTTTCTTCGATGCGCGCGCCATGGTGGTAAGCGGTCGACATGTTTAGGCCTCGCTAGGTGTGGGGGCAGGGGTGATGGCGTCGGTGTCGGGCGGTGTGAAGCGCGCCTCGGCGGGAGGCTCGACACCCAGCTCGGTGATGACGTGCTGCGCACCGTCCGCGCTCCAGTACGCGACGCCGCGGTAGTCCGCGGCGAGATCCCTGCCGTCGTGCAGCGCGTTCCACTGCGGCGCCTGGTGCGCATCCAGTGCGGGCGGCGGGATCGTCGTCAGCGTGTCGGGCAATGGCTTACGCGGCGCTGGTGGGGCCGCACGCTGTGCGGTCGCTTTGGACCACACCGGAATGCGGCTGTAGTCGGGCAGCTGACGCCACACGCCTGCCGCGTCGTCCCACACATTCGTCAGCGGCGCATCGCTGCGCAGGACGGGCGGCGGCTCCGCGGTGACGCCTGCAGGCAACGCATCGCCCAGCGCGAGGGTGTTGGCGATCGGGGTACATGTGGCGGTGTCCCACAGCATGACGCGGCGAAAGTCCGGGACGACCTCCCACGCCGTGCCGTCGGCGTTGAGTCGTGCGCGTTCGTGGGTACCGAGATTCGTCGGCGGTGCGATCGCCACGACATTGCGCGGCAGAAAATAGGTGGCTTCCAGCGGCGAGAGAAAGACCTCCACGATGCCGAGGTACTCGCGGGTGGTGTCGTCGAAGCTGTACGCGTCTTTCGACGCGGGCAGCGGTGTGGTGTCGGTGTTGGACATCGAGAGACCCAATCAGTAAGCGATGAAATGGAACATGTGCGTACCGGCCGCGAGGTTGTCGCTGCCGCCCGCGGCGGAAATCGTGATCGTGTGGCTGTGGCTACCGCTGTTCGTGAGCGTCAAACCGTGGGTGTGATCGCCCACGGCGGCGATCGAGATGGTGTGCGAGTGGTTACCCGCGCCATTCATGCCGATGTTGTGGCCGTGGTTGCCTTGCCAATCGGTGCTGAAACCATGCGCGTGATCACCGACACCTGCGGTCGAACCATCGACGGGCGTGGCATCGTTAGGATCGCGTTCGTGATAGATGCCATAGCCGCCAAAGACCGGACCGGATGGCAGCACGCCTCCGTGTGAATGGGCTCCGGCCCCGGCGGTGGAACCGCTATGCGCGTGATAGCCCTGCGCATCGGTCCAAGCCCCGTGCGCGTGATCGCCCACGCCGCTCGCACTCGCGCCGTGGCTGTGGCCGCCGGCGGCCGTCAGCGAGACGCTGTGGCCGTGATCGCCGGCTGCCGCGCTACTTGCGCCGTGGCTGTGCGTGAGCAGCGCACCGGCGCTGTAGGTGCCGATCTTGCTGGCATCCACCGTCGCCTTGATCACCGTGCCTTCGCCCAGGCGCGGCACGTTGAAGGTGGTCACACCATCACCGGCGCCGTAGGTGGTGCCGATCGCCGCGAAGAGATCCGCGTACTGCGTGCGCGAGATGGCGGCGCCGTTGCACAAGAGCGTGTAGGGCGGTGCCTGCTGGCCGGCGGTGACGATGATTTGGCCCGGCGCGTAACGTACGCGCGCGTCGAGCTTGGCGGCGAGTGTCGCGACCAGGCCGGTGACGTCATCCATCACATGGGTGTGCTTGGACGGTGGGAACGTCGGGCCGATGGTGCTGAGGAAATCGCCGTTGGTGGCGATCGCCAGCAAGCGCTTGATGTAGTCGGTGGGTGCGTTGGCACCAAGGCGTGCATTCAACGCGGCGAGAAGGTTCGACGACGTCACCGCCTTTTGCACATCGCGCCCGGCTTTCGCGTCGTCGTCGCTCGCGAGTCTCACCACGCCGAGCGTGTCGGTCGTCGCGGCGGGGTTCACGAAGGTGGTGTCGCCGAAGACGATTTGACCGGCGGACACCGACGCAAATTGCACGTCACAGGCGAGCAGCATCACGGCGCCGGCCGATTTCTCGACGATGACCTCGGCCTGGCCGTAGGACGCAAACAGCGTCCCATCGGCGAGATAAAACCCGAAGCCGCGCACGGTGTAGACGTCTTTGCTCGCGTCGCTGATCGTGACATGCATGGTGTCGGCGGCGGTCGCGCCGCCGGCGATCGACGTGATGCGTTTGATTTCGTCGGGTACGGCCTGGCCGGGCGTGAAAGCGGTGGCCGTGACGGTGGCGTACGCGATACGCACGGCATTGGTGCCATCGCCTTGCGCGTTGCGTAGGGCGGCGCGGCCGGCATCGGTCACGGTGAACATCAGGGCAGCCACGTTAGACGACTCCGGCGAATTGAAGATGGGCGTAGGCGACCGCGCGACCGGCGGCGATGACGCGCACGCTCGCGCGGGCATTCAGCCCTTGGGTGAAGGTGAAGTGGTCGCGCGCGGACTTCGTGCGACTGACCTCGCTGATGACGTCGTCCACGAAGGCCGCAGAGGTGTCTTGGCTTTCGCTGTCCGTCAGCGTCAGCGTGAGCTGGAACGTATAGGGATCGCCCGGCGGGTCCTGCTCGAACCACGGACGCACGACGACGTGGCCACCGAACGAGGCGACGACGTCTTCCACCGATTGGGCGGTACCTTGTTGGCGTGCAATGGCAATCGCATGGCGCACGCGCATGCGCTTCACCGCTTCGGACCAGTACGGCTTCCAACTGCGTACGCCCAGCGACCAGGCGAGCCACGGCAGGAACTTCGCGGGAATGGTGTCGGGATTGGCGAGCGTCGCGAGTGGCGTCTCGAAGCTCAAGAGTTCCGTACACACCTGGACGAACGCACGCTCCATCGGCGTGGCATTGGGCGGCAGGAGGTTAGTCACCGACACCTCCGGGGGTGATGGTGACGCTTGTGCAGTAACCGGCCTCGGTATCACTCACGACAAGCGTGGCGTTCGGGGTGAGGTCGAGCACGTCTTCGACGCCGGGTACTTTGAGTGCGGCGTACAAACCGGACAGCGTGATGTTGCGACCGATACGGCGCGACTCGGCGAGGTACTTGGCGAGGCTGTCTTTCGCGGTAGTGAGCACCACCTCGGAATCCGGGCCAGCGAAGAATGCGAGACGTGCCGCCACGCTAAACGGGCGGATCGTTACGGTCTGCACGATCACCTTGTCGGTTAACAGGCGTCGGGCTTTTTGGGTGATGTAGTTGGTGACGGTCTCCAGCAGTGCTGGCGAGGGCGTGCCATCACCGTCGCGCGCCATGACCGACACCACCACCGTGCCAGGCTCGGGACTGGTGACCTTGGCATCGAGCACTTGGCCGGACGCACTGCGCGCCAGAAACTCGTAGGCATCCGCTGGGCCGGCGGTGGAATACCCAGTGGGTGCGAGCTGACAGCGATAGAGCAGATCGTCGTCGCTCTCGTACACCGCGTCGATGCCCTTCTCAGGGATAGCGGGACTGATCAGCAAGCGCTCGACGCCAAGGCTCGCGGCCCAGTTGTCGAGATCCTTGCCGCGTGCCGTGGGCAAGAAGCACGCACGCGCGTCGTCGTTCTTCTTCTGCCGTTCCTGCAGCACGATGTATGCGAGCACCTGCAGGCCCTTGCGGATCGGGTCCGACTCCACTGTTGCGCTGTACGCGGGCCACAGCTGGGTCATGCGGCTCTCGGCCGTCGCGAGGATCGTCTCGTAGTCGAGCGGCTCGACCACGTCCGGCAGCGGAAGCTGATTAAGTTGGATGGCATCCGTCATACGCGTGCACCACTCAGCGTGATCGGTACCGAGATATCCACCGGTGCGCCGGTGTCGGTGCGCGTAGCGATCAGGTCCAGCATCCAGCGGCCGGCCATGGTGTCGACAACCGAGAGCGCCACGCGCTTCACGGTGATGCGTGGTTCCCAGCGCATCAGCGCCGTGGCCGTCGCGGCATAGAGCCTCACGCGCGTGGCGGCGTTCGCGGGTGCGTCGATGAGATCGGGCAGGCGGCTGCCATAGGGGCGGCGCATCAGGCGCGTGCCGATGGGCGTGCCGAGAATGTCGGCGATGGACTGCGCGAGGTGCGCGTCGCCGCTGAGCGCTTTGCCAGTGCGTGCGTCCATGCCCATCATGGCAAGGGTTTTCCGCTGGTGTCGGTGCCGCTTTTGACCAGGCCGTGAGGATGGTTAGTCAGGCTGATGTTGCCGGCCTTGACGTCGGCGTCGCTGGTGATGTCTTGGCTGGCGTGCACGGTCTGTTCAAACGTTGCCGCGTGCGACACGCTGAGCTGGCCGTCGATGTCCACATCGCCAGTGAAGGTAAATCCACCGGGTGCGGTGATTTCCACGCGACCGGTCGCGGGTAGCGTTCCCTTGAGCAGGTGCGCGACCTGGTCGTAGAGCAATACCGCACCATCGCCGAATGCCATTACGATCGTGTTGGCGTTGGCCTCATCAGGGATGTCGTGGGCATCACAAAAGACGCCGCCGAGGACGATGCCTGCACCCAGGTCACCGCTGGGCGACAGCACCACGACTTGTTCGCCGATATCCGGTGGCGACCACGATTTCGTTTTACCGGCGCGTGGCGATACCCAAGGCAAGGGACGCGTAAGCAATCCGCCGATCTTCACCTGCACGCGTTTGCCGGCGACGGTTTGCACCGTGCCGAAGCGGATTAGGTTGGCGAGTTGGCGCGGGGCGTCATCGGACATGCCCGCCATGCTGCGGACATAGATGAGCGCGCGCAGCTAGCCTGTGTTCTGAACGCTGTGGTGCAGAACACGCCGTGATGCGAGTGCTATGTGCGTAACCGATGGTTCAACAGAGGACGATGATGTCCATGTCGGTTTCCTCGTCGTAGTCCATTTCCCAATACCCTTTGCGCACCCCTTCTTCCACCGCGTCTTGAAGCGATAGCAACTTCAAAGGCCAGGTGCCCGCCCTTTGCTTGTAGATCACGCGAAGGCGGTGGAGGGAGATGATGCGGTGACCGGTGGTTTCGGAGTAATCCGCGTTGCTTTTCACCAGGTCTTCGACCACATGAAAAAACGTGTCTGTTTCCATAAAGACCCCTTCCGTCGTGAGTCTCGCCACAAGAGTGGAGACATTGGTCTTGCACGTGTTTCCGCGCGTGATCCTGCGTCGCGTTATGTAAGTTCTTTGTGAAACCGACGTGACGCCCTTTCCTAATGTTCTGTCGGCCTTTCAAGGTGAGCCCGAAACTCCTGCGCTTGTCACATGTTCGGCGTGAGCACGCCCAGACTTGGGCATTGGTTGTTGCATGTTCGAGCCCCATGCTTTGAGATAGACGGTTCGAGCGGCGGAGGAAACACCGAAGATGGCTGCCGCTACGGATAGGAGGAAGCACAGAGCTTGTGCCTGCGCTAAACGAATTGGCATTCGAAACCGATGTAGGATTGGATTTTTACTCCTCATTGCACGCGTAAATCCCCATTTGCTAGCCAATCGCATTGTCGGGCCGAGCTGAGAATGAAATTTTTCCATGAGGCCGGGAAAATTGAAGTCGGTATTCAGGTCGAAATTGCGCTGTTCGGCAAACGCGCGAATCTTTTTGGCGTCGGCATCGAACGACTGCAGAGCAGCTTGGATCTCTCGATTTATTTCCTCTTGCATTGCTATTAGGGCAGTGACATACGTAGCGAGCAATTTGCTGAGTGCGCCTAGGCCTACTGCAACTGCAAACGCGGTGATCGCGCGGGCGTAAGTCGCCTCACCTAAATATGGCGCCACCTTATCTACGTTCGACAGCAATAGAACGACCACGGCACCAACGCCAGCGGTGAACCATGACGTGTAGTTGCTTAGCTCTGTCGGAACTCGCGTGAGCGCAGCTACGAACATTTTTGAAGCACCAGCGTTCTCGTGATTTTCTTTGTTGAGCCTATCCCATTCCACAAGTGGATCGGGCGGCTGCTTTGTCTCACTCATAGCTTCCCCCAATGTTCTTACGGCGACATCAGTTCTCAGTGTCTGCTTCGAGCGGGGAAGTGTCGATTGCCCGCCCGCTATTTAGGCCAGTAGTCTCTCTTGATTGCTATCTGGCCGAGCTTCAATCGTTCTTCTTTTGGCATCTGTTTCAGGCCCGGGAACTCTGCTTCGGCTAGTTGAATAAATTCGGGAATATAGGCTGTCTCTGAGCATAGAACTGTCCACATGATAAAGCGAAGGCCGGTTGGGGTGAGGCAGTTCAGTTGCTGGGCATGGCTGAGCGCTATTACTAAAATAGCAACTGGATTGTTTTCTTCGTATTCGACATGCGTCTCCGATTCTCTATCGGCATGCTTGGCTGCATTTGGCACACGGTGAAGGAAATTCAGGAATCCGTTGTAATTTTGAATCGAACTGCCATCCTCAAGCCCTTTTATCCCCTTCGCATCAAGCTCGCTCCAGACCAACTGGCTCATATTTTTGCCAGGGAACTTACGCTCAGCCAATTTCTGAAGTATGAGGTGTGCCGGATGCGCAAGGGTCATAACGAAAAGCGGATCCTCGCCGTCAAAATACATAGCGATTGCTCGATCCAGTAGCCGACATGCGAGTTCACTTTTTTCAAGTTTCTGTTTCGCATTGCTCACAAATGTTCCTCCATGAGGGGCGTGTGCTCGGGCCGAGAGTGGCCTCCAATCAGAATGCAGGCGCAACCGGCCTACTGGCAAGTCATAGAGAAATGCCAGTATTGCCAGCTAAAGCATTGCCGATTGGGAATGCCGGCGCAGGAACTGCGTTCACCTTTAGCAAAAGAAGGCTCGATCGAGGCCATGCGAAGTAAGCGGCCTGACTCCGGCGTGGCGAGCCGTATGGTGCTTGCTTCTTTCAGTTCTGTCCGTCTAGGAATTGCAATAGCCGGTCACGAACCATGGCTCGATTGCTTTCGGTGAAGCCGAGCAGCGGGCGCGCGGGATATTTGGCAGTGGGTCCGCCCGGGGCCACACGGTCCATGCCGCCTTCCTGATGAATGCGAGCAAGACGCGCCACGCGTCCGAAGAAACCGACCTCGGCGCCTTCATGCGTAACTTTGGTTTTCAACCATCGCGCGGCGCGCAACTTGGTAAACATCGCCCCTTGTTTTCGACGGATGACGCCACGCTTGCCTCGCAGCGATTCCGCACGCCGCCTGCGTGCCGCGTAGGGCGTACCGTCGGGCGCGATTTGCGCCGCGATCCGCTGCTGTTGAGCGCAGCGAAGCTCCAGCGCAATCGTGCGTGCGAGTTGCCGGCGCTGCGCCGGTGCAAGCTTCGCCAACAGCGGCGCGGCCCACAGCTCAAGCTGCGTCAGGTCGTCGACCACAGCCACGCACCCGTGGGATCGGCCGATGGTTCGGCCGGACGATTGAACGTGTGGTCCGCGCCTGCGTATACCGCTTCGGTGAGATCGATTTCGATGGACACATCGGCCAGTTCGGCCGTCATCAACTCGCATTCGAAGCGAATCCCGCGCTCGGCCTGCGCAGGATTCTTGAGCATGTCGGGCTGCTCGATGCTCACCCATGCGATGACGACTTTCGCGAGCGCATCCATGTCGCCTGCAAAGTCCTGTAGCACAGCGGTGAGCTGATAGTTGTAGGTCCAGCCCGCGCCAGCGGTCCCGTTCGCGACAAGCTTCCCGTTCTCCACGAAGATGGACAGGCGTTGTGGATCGCACGCCAGCTCCGGCAACGCGGCGAGTAGTGCGGTACGAAAGTGCCCCGGTTTGTTCATGGCGATGCGTTGTATGGGGTTGCTTGCACTTCGAGGCGATCCAGCACCGCGTTCAATTGCTCGCGGATTTCATGGCAGGTGCCGTAGTTGGCGGCGATGACGTCGGCAGCGCGAGAGGCTGTAACGTCGGAGGCCTGCGCATCAGTATCTCGGGCAGGGCCGGGCAGGACACCCGTGGCGGCGGCGTCGTGCACGCGGACAAAGCCGCGAGGCAAAGGAAAAGCGTGATCCGTGGCAGGCGTGACATAGGTCGGGATCTCCCGTTGAAGGGTTTGCGTGGTGTCGTGAATCACGCGCACGCGATCCACGTAGCGGGTGACTACCTTCACATCGAGCCGTGCGGCGGATGCTTCAAACAACGCGGCAAAAGTGTTGGCCTCGGCCTTGGCCAGGCGGGACGACAGCGAGGCGGTTTCGTGTCGTTGCCACGCGATCACAGCCAGCGCTGCGAGAAGCAGCGCGGCCAGGATGCCTGCGAGGTATCGGTAGAGTGGCGTCATGTAGCTTGCGCCTCCGGCGGCACCAGGGCGTCCTCCATGCGACAGCGCGCGATCTCGCAGTTGACGCCATCCAATTCCACGCCAATGAATTGCCGCCCTTCGAGTAACGCGGCCACACCGGTGGTGCCGCTGCCGGCGAACGGATCCAAAATCACACCACACGGCGGACACACGCGCACGATGGTGCGCATCAGTTCCGTGGGCTTGCCGGTGACATGGTGCTTATCCTTTTGCCGGATCGATTCGACGTGATAGCCCGGCAGATAGCCGACCTCGTCGCGCGGTGGCATATCGCCCTTGCTGCCCCATACGGCGTATTCCGCACCGTTACGGAAGCGACCGGGGCCACTCGGCCGCCCAGCCGGCTTCAGCCACGGCACGATGCCGCGCCAGGTCGCACCGGCCGCTTGCAGCGCATCGGTGGTGCTCGGCAACTGCCGCCAGTCGGTGAACAGCACGATGGGCGAGCCGGGCTTGGCGACACGCAAAGCTTCGGAAAGCCACAGCGTCATCCACAGCGTCCAGCTGCGTTGATCGCGGTTATCGCCGCTGAAGCTGCGATGGTCGCGCTTCGTGCCGGTCTGTACGTATTTCTTGACCGGCGATTGTTGGCGTTGCGCCATGTGCAAGCCGCCAGAACTGTAGGGCGGGTCGGTAATGATCGCGTCGACCGACGCGTCGGGAAGGGTGCGCAGGAAGCTCAGGGCTTCGCCTTGATGCAACTGAAACGAGGGCAAGGTTCTACATCTCCACACGGTTGAGCACCCAGCCAAAGAGGTACTTTCGCTGGGACGGTTTGGATTCGGTGATTTCAAGATAGCGCTCGGCCTGGATGCCGTTGAGGCCGCGCAACAGCACGGTGATGCCTTGAGGTCCACGCCAACGCAGGAATGCGCGCAATGCATCGAGCGTGACGGCGCCTATACGCCCGTCCACGTGCAGGTCACCGTAGTGGCTGCCGGTGTCGTTGAAGCCATTGAGCCAGCGCTGCAGAAACATGGCGGCGATGGCAGTGCCCATGTTGACGCCGGTGTCGATCAGCTCCGCGCCTATGTTGGGCTCAATGGCGAATACCTCGCCGAAGCGCGGCTCGTCGACGAATCGTTTGCGGTAGATCGCGCGCGCGACGGCTTCGGGCATGCCTTTCATCGCGCCGGTGTAACCGTACGCGCGAGCGCTCGCGACGGTGATACCCCATTTCGTTTCCTTGCCGGCATCGTCGGGGTCGTTGGCGTACGTGTCCCAACCTTCCGTCTTCATCACGGCGGTGATGAGCTGATCGATGCGCTCCTCGGGGAAAGTGATCACCACGTATCCCTCCGCCAGATCCACGCAAGCCAGGCGCGTGGTGCGCGCAGCGCATGCGCAAGATTGCCGCGATGGATCACCACCAGCAGGGCGATCGCGACGGTGAGCAACGCTTCCCAAGGGCCGGGCGGCGGACGAATACCGCACAGCAGCTTCACCGCGGTCGTGGTGCACGCCACGATGACTAGCCACGCCACCCATGCCACGCCATGACGGTGACGCGAGGTGCCACGGCGGAAGGTGCTGAGGCGCAGCACGATGGCGATGCAGGCCAGCAGTTGCACGAGTGGCCAGACGCCGAACAGGGCGAAGGGTAGGGACATGGATCAGTCTCCTTTGCGAAACAAGGTGGCGAGGTCGAACGTCTTGGCGCGCTCGATCAGTTGCATCGTCAGCGTCACCACCAGGGCGCCGGCCAGGAACGCGGCAACGGCGGTGCTTTGTAGCGGGAGATGCGCGAGCACTTCGGGCGCGGCGAGATAACCGATCACCGTGCTGATGACGAGATAGATCACGCGCCGAACCAACGGCAGATCGCGCGAACTGGTGACGAACAGCGCGGCACCGGCGACCGCACCAACCAACGCGTTGCTGTCGATGCCCGGCAAAAGGGCCGTGGTTGCGGTGGCGGTGCCCAGCGCGGCGGAAGTAGCAACAGTGGCGATGGCGGGCTCAGACATGATCAGTCCCAAAGCTGGAGGGTAGAAAGCACACGCGTGCCCACGTCTTGGGTGTTGGGCAGCACAACAGGTGTACCCATCGGCAACACCGGCCCGAGTGCGGCCAGGCCGCGATTCATTTCGTAGACCGTCTCGACGACACCAGCGGTGGTGCCGAAGACGCGCCAACAGATCGCATCGACCGTGTCGCCCTGTTGCGCGTAAACGGTCTGTGCCATTCAGAGCAGCTCCACGACGTTGCGCGGGCGCCCAAGAATGTCAGCCACCGCCCAGCGCGCATTGCGGCGGAAATCGTCGGCGGATTCGGTTTCGCCTTGGGCGCGATAGTCCCCCGCGCGGGTGTTGTCCCAGTCGCGGTATTTCTCGGCGATATCGGCCTGCACGGTGCTGGCCACGGCGCGTAGATAGCGATGCACCAACGCACTCGCACCGGCGATCGTTTCGCCGACGTCGGCCGCGCTGTCCCAACCTTCGCCAATGCGTGCGGCCTTGTAGGTCGCGAGCTGGGTGTTCACGTCGAGGATCGCTTCGATGGTGCTCGCACGCAGCCGCTCCGCGGTGACGTTGCCGGTGAGGCGCGTGGATGCGCGCAGCGTGGCGAGATCCACATCGGGCCAGAAGCCGTCGTTGGTGATGACGCCTTCGACGTTTGTCGGCGTTGCAACGGTGCCGCCATTCGCAATCACACTGCCCATGGGGTTCCTTTAAAAAGTCCGGCGGTGGACGGGTGGGTCACGGCATGCCAAGGCATCGTTCGCCACCCGTGCCGCCGGGGCGCCGGGGGGGGGGCTCAGGTGCCGCGTAGGCGCGGCGAGGGTTGGCCGGCAGATGGGCCGGCATCCGATTGGCGCAGTCGGCGTTCCAACTGCTCAATGTCTTTTTTCGCGCCGACCTTCTCGTGTAACTCAACCGCGCGGCGCAGATGCTCCAGCGCGCTCTGCGGTGCCTGCTCGGCCTGGTGTCGCCCGATGGCGAAGTGCAACTTGGCGCGCACCTGGTCGGGCATGTCGCGCGACGCGGTGAGCTCAAGAATTTCCTGCAGCACGGCCACGTCGAACGATTTGCCGACCTCGTAGGCCTTCAACGCCTGCACCGCCGGTTCCTCGGCGATCAGCGTGGCCGGCGTGCGCTCGAAGCGATCGGGTAGCGACAGGTTGTGACCGAGCACGTAGCGCGCGACGTCGAGCGCACCGGCGTAGTCGCCGATGTCGATACGCCAGGTCAGCACATAGCCGAGCACGTCGTCCTGCACACCTTGACCGCTGGCCAGCACGCCGGCCACGTAATCGGCGTAGTCGCCGAGAATCTCGCGCTTGATCACGATCTTGCGTTCGACCGATTGCACCTGGTGCAATCGGCGCCGATCGGCATCGAGCTTGGCGCGCATGAGGCGGTGGGCGCGGGAGGTGGTTTCATCCACCTCCGCGCCGGGCGCCGTGTTCGCGGTCGCCCGTGCCGCTTCCACGCGCATCAGGTGCGCCTGGGCGGGTGAGAGCGTCATCGCCATCAACCGCCGGCCAACCAGTTACCGAGCACGATGTTTTCGATCAACACCGCGCCCTGCAGGCGTTCCACGACATAGGCGTCATTGCTCGACTGGTAATCGGCGATGCGGTCGTAGTCGGGCTCATCGCGCAAAAGGCGACGGCGTGCGCCGGCCTGGTAGTAGATCGAGAGGTTGTCCGGGCGCGTGATCAGCAGCTTGTCGCCGGGGAAATAGGGCAGGCCCAAGCCCTGCAAGCCGCCCATGGTCTTCTGGCTCACCAGAATCTGCGTGGCCAGTTCATCGGTCGCGCGCTGCTGCTGGTTGATCTTCGGGAAATACTTGTCGTGCATCAGCTTGCGGCCCACGTGCACACGCAGCCCGGTGTCTTCCTGGAACCACGGCGCGAGCAGCAGGATGGCGTCATAGACCAGGGCATCGAGGTTCTCGTAGTCGCCACCCGGACCCACGCGCACCTGTTTGCTGCCTTGCTTCGCTTCCGTCATCACCTGCGCCGGCGCCTGCTCACGCAGGATTTGCAGCCAGCCCTTGTTGACGTCCTGCAATAAGGGGTTCTTGGCGATGTCGGTGTCGTCGGCCACGCTCGTGCCGTTCCAGCCGATCATCAAGCGATCCAACGCTTGCTGCTTGACCAGCATGGTGGAAAGGCGCGTTTGGAAATCGGGGAGCTTCGCCCACGCATCGAGCGTGGCGTACGGAAACGAAGTGTCGAAGTTGGTCTGGTAACAGGTGTAGGGTTGCGCATCCATGTCGCCCATGTAGCGGGGCGTGCGCTTCTTGTTGTCGGATGTCTTGGTGCGGCTCGCGACCGGGCCGGAGACGCCCAGGTGTAGCTTCTCGCCCGTCTTTTCCGTCACGGGGTGGACGTTGACCATCGCCAGGTATTCGCTCGATTCCTGGATACGGTTTTCCATCGTCTGCTGGACGGATGGCTGCACGTCGAATTTCTCGGACGCGTTGGCCACACCGTTGAGCTTGGCGACTTGAGCAGAGAGGGCGTGAAATTTGACGCGGGTATCGTTCTTCATGGGTGTCCTTGTGGGGAAGCGGGGAAGGCGAGGCGCGTAGGGCTTAGAAGTCGGTGAGCGCGTCGTCGGTGCCGGTGGCACGCGGGCGTGTAGCGGTCGCGGCCGGGGTGGTGTTGAAGAGCTGCTCCAACGCCGTCACGCGCGTGGTTACGTCGGTAAGCTGCTGGGCGCGGGCTTTGAGTTCGGTATCGACCTGCTCGAATTGGCGCGCGGTCTCGACGCTCTGCGCCTCGCCGTGCTCGGCGACTTCTTCCAGCGCGGCTTCGATGTCGGTGAAGCGTGCCTCGTCGCTCACGTTCTTGCGTGCAAACAGCTCGCGAATCTTCACCAGCACGCCGGGCTTTACGTCCGGCTCGTCGACGAACTCGATCGCCGTCTCCACGGCGGCGGAGAAGTGATTGTCCGGATGCAGCTTGCGTGCGGCAAAGGGATTGGCCTCGGGATTTGCGGCGGCGAATTGCAACATCTCGGTACCGAGGCTGGCCGGGTTGTCGGTGACGGCCAATCCAACGAGGTACGCCTTGCCCGTGTCGGCAAACTTCGGGTTCACTTCGATCGACGTGAAGACCTTCTGGCCTTTCTTGGTCATGCCGACCAGGTCATCGGTGGGCGAGATCTCGGCGAACAGTTCCAGCTTGCCGTCGGCGTTCTGGCTCTGTGTGAGGGCATCGACAAAGCCGTAGTTGCGGAACGGACCATCGGGCAGCACGCCACGGATGTGTTCCAAGTTGATCGTCGCGCGGTACTTGGCCGGGTCATAGTTCTCGGCCATCTGTGCAATCCACTCGCGCTGGATCGTGCGACCATCGACCGTGGCGCCTTCGGTCGCGATGCGGAACTTCTTGGATTTCTTTGCCATGCCAAGGGCCTCGGTGATGTGGGGACGGGATTAGGTCGCCAGCATCGATAGCGCCGCACGCAGCGGCAACGCAGTGCGGTTCTGTACGCAGTGGTTAAGAACAACATGCAGCCCAGTGCGCGCGAGCGCGTCCCTACGCTGTCGGCCATGCTCATGCCAGCCGTCGCCACCGATCCGCGTACCCTCGCTCGTAGCCTGTACTTCCAAGGCTGGAGCGTGACGGCGATTGCCGAGCACATCGGCCAGGCGCGCTCGACGGTCGAGTCGTGGAAGCAGCGCGATGGTTGGGCCGCTGCTAAACCGATCGATCGCGTGGATGCGGTGCTGGAAGCGCGGCTGTGCCAACTGATCGCGAAGGACCACAAGGACGCGCACGACTTCAAAGAAATTGATCTCTTGATGCGCCAGGTCGCGCAGATCGCGCGCGTGCATCGGTACGAAGCACCCGGTGGCCATGAAGGGCATCTCAATCCGAACGTCGCCAACCGCAACGCCAAGGCGAAGAAGAAGCCGACCAAGAATGACTACAGCCCCGAGCAGGCCGAGCGCTTGCACGAGGCGTTCATGGATTCGCTGTTCGATTACCAGCGCTGCTGGCACCAGGCGGGGCTGGCACAGCGCATTCGCAATATCCTGAAATCGCGCCAGATCGGTGCGACCTGGTACTTCGCCCGCGAAGCGCTGGACGACGCGATCACGTCCGATCGCAATCAGATCTTCCTGTCCGCCAGTCGTGCGCAGGCGGACGTGTTCCGCCAATACCTCACGCAGTTTGCGAAGGAGGCGGCCGAGATCGAGCTGAAGGGCGATCCCATCATCCTGCCCAACGATGCGACGCTGTACTTTCTCGGCACCAACGCCCGCACCGCGCAGAGCTACCACGGCAATCTCTACTTCGACGAATACTTCTGGGTGCATAGCTTTCAGACGCTGCGCAAAGTCGCGTCGGGCATGGCCATCCACAAGAAATGGCGACAGACATATTTCTCCACACCCTCCGCGCTGAGCCATGACGCGTATCCCTTCTGGTCGGGCGCCTTGTTCAACAAGGGCAGGGCGAAGGCCGATCGCATCAGCATCGACATCAGCCATGCGGCGCTCGTGAACGGCCTAGCATGTGCAGACGGGCAATGGCGGCAGATCGTCACCGTGCTGGACGCCATGGCCGGGGGCTGCAACCTGTTCGACATCGATCAGTTGCGGCTGGAATACAGCAGCGATGAATTCCAGCAGCTGTTGATGTGCGAATTCATTGATGACTCCGCGTCGGTGTTTCCGTTTGCCCTGGTGCGGCGCTGCATGGTCGACAGCTGGGAGGTGTGGGACGACGTGCGTCCGTTTGCGCCACGTCCGCTCGGTGATGCACCGGTGTCGATTGGCTTCGATCCGTCGAAGGGCACCAGTGGCGGCGACCCCTCGGGCTGCACGGTCAATGCGCTGCCCACGTCACAGCGCGATCTGTTCCGCGTGGTGGAGAAGCACCAGTGGCCGGGGCAGGACTTCGACGCGCAGGCCGGCAACATCAAGCGGCTGTGCGATCTCTACCACGTCGCCGACATCGCCATCGACACCACCGGTATGGGCACCGGCGTCTACCAGCTGGTGAAGCAGTTTTTCCCGATGGCGCGCGCGATCCAGTATTCGCCTGAAACCAAGGCGCTGATGGTGATGAAAGCGCAGGACGTGATGGGCAAGGGACGCTTGGAGTGGGACGCCGGATGGACGGACCTCGCCGCGGCGTTCATGGCGATCCGTAAAACCCTTACGCCGAGCGGGCGGCACGTCACCTATGACGCCAGCCGTTCCGCCGACGTCGGCCACGCGGATCTTGCCTGGTCAGTGATGCATTCCCTTATCTACGAACCGCTGGAAGGCCGCGCGGCCCACAGCCAAAGCTTTATGGAGATTTACGGATGAGCAAGCGCAAACCCCGGCAGCAGCAGCCAAGCCAGGCGCCGCAACCACAAGCAAAGGCGCGCGCGTTCACCTTCGGCGAGCCGGAGCCTATTGATCGCGCGTCGCTACTCGACTACGTGCAGGTATGGAACAACGGCCGCTGGTACGAGCCGCCGATCAGCACGTTGGGCCTGGCCAACATGATGCGCGCGGCGCCGCATCACTCCTCGGCGATCTTCATCAAGCGCAATTTGCTGGTGTCATCGTTTGTTCCGACGAAATACTTGTCGGTGGCCGAGTTCGAGGCTTTCGCCACGGACTACCTGGTGTTCGCGCATGCGTACCTGGAGCAGGTTCCGGCGATGTCGGGACGGTTGCTTAAACTCAAGCGCTCGCCGGCGTTGTTCACGCGGGTGGGCGTGAAAGATGAGCGGTGCTGGTTTGTGCCATACAGCGGCGAAGCCTTCGAATTTGAGAATCCCGTGTGTCAGCTTCTGGCGCCGGATGTAAGTCAGGAAATATATGGCGTGCCGGAATACCTGAGTGCGCTGCACTCAGCGCAACTCAACCGGTCGGCGACGCTGTTTCGGCGCAAGTATTATGATAACGGATCGCACGCCGGCTTCATTCTGTACATGACCGACACGGCACAACAATCGGCCGATATTGATGCGTTGCGCGAGGCTTTGAAGGCCTCGAAGGGTCCGGGGAATTTTCGGAACCTGTTTATGTATGCGCCCAACGGCAAGAAAGACGGCTTGCAGCTAATTCCGATCAGCGAGGTCGCTGCAAAAGACGATTTCGCGTCGATCAAGAATACAAGTCGCGATGACATCCTGGCCGCGCACCGCGTACCACCGCAGTTACTTGGCATGATTCCCACCAACGCGGGTGGCTTTGGGGATGTGGAAAAGGCCAAGCGCGTATTCATGGAAAACGAGATTGCGCCGATCCAAACAAAAATGCTGGGACTGAACGCGATCATTGGCGCTGCAGCTTTTCGCTTCCTGAGTGCTGATTCTATCGCGACAAGTTAA